AACAACCAAATAGCTGTACAACGCACTTTAGAAGGTGTTAGAGGTTGTATAAAAAAAGCAGAAGGTTTTCATATAGACCAAGTTGTATTATTGCTTTCTGGCGATTTATTACACGTAGATGGTTTCAGGACTACAACCAAAGGAACACCACAGGATATGGATGGTTTATTTAGTGATCACTTTATGATAGCTAAAAGATTAATGGTTGAGGTTATTGAAATGCTGTTAGAAGTAGCAGATGTGCAAGTAATGTACACTAGCGGTAACCACGATCATATTACAGGATGGCTAATGAGTGAAGTATTAAAAGCACATTTTAGTTTATGTAGTAATGTTACTTGGAATAATGACTTAACTATGAGAAAGTATTTTAAGTATGGTAAAACATTAATTAGTAGTACACACGGTGATGGAATTAAATGGAATCTACTACCTATGATAATGGCAGATGAATGTAAATGGTGGAGTGAAACTAAATACAGGTATATGTTCACACAGCACGTACACCACAAGGTTCAAAACAAAAATGATTTTGTAGGTGTTACATTAGAGTCATTACGTTCACCATCAGGCGCAGATGCTTGGCATCATAAAAGTGGCTATCAATCTTTTAGTAATTTAGCTATAGAATCTTTTCTATTTCACAAGCAACACGGCCAAGTAGCTAGGTTAACACACTTATTTTAACATTTTATTGTTAATAAACTTTTTAATGTGTTTTGTTGTTTGTATTGTAATTATATATATATTTACACAAGTTCTTTTATTTATTGGGTTGAAATCAGCGAGGGTAGCCAATTATGAAATTGAGTTAGTAATTAGATACAGATATAGATACTAAAGAAAGCCAAAGTGATTAAAAAAACAGAGCGCAAGTAGTAAACTGACAAAAATGTAGGTTCTTGATTTGACCCAATAGATAAATAAAATAAAAACTAAATATGTTTCAAAATAAATATAATTGTGAATTTTGTGATAAGGAAATGACAGAAGAAGAATATAACTTTTGTGATATTTGCCCTGATTGCAGAGATGAATACAATATAAACTAAAAACAAACAACTATGAAAAATACTTTTGTATCAGATGACATAATTTTAAAATGCTTTAATATCAAGCATTTAACACCTAACACATTTGCAGATGTTGCACATAAATTGTGTGATAATAATAATTTAAAAAACCCATCAAGAAATGAAACAATCAAAGATGCTTATTTTTATTTAAAACATAATCATCCTTGCTTTTCTAAAGTTTAACAATCAAAACATAAAACAAACAACTATGAAAACAATCAATTACACAACAAGAACATTTTATGTACCAGCTAGTAAGATGGATACATTACTAGAATTTCAAGAGAAATGCAGAGCCAATGGTAGAAAAAGCTATTCAGAGGTATTACTAGAACTAATGCAGCAGTACAATGGAAATAACTGAATACTACAAACACATTCAAGATATGGAAGAATGGCAAGCATATTATTACTATACTTCACTACATTTTAGATTAAGAAAAATTATCAGGCAAGCAAACTGGAATAAGAATGTTATTACACGTTTTGAATTAAACAACAATGACAAAGAGATTCACAGGCACAGGTTTGATAGATTACTAGAAGAACTAGAAGAAGTAAATAAGAACTGGAAAGAATTGCAATACAATTATGATAGCAATAGAATAAATAAAATAAAACAACAATTAACTAAAATCAAAAATTATGGACATAAAACAAATAGCACAAAAGTACAACCTAAATAAAGATGATTTTTGGGAACTTAAAAGAGGTACTAAATCAATGTGGATCATTACACACGATGCCTGTGAAAAGATAGCAGCTAAAGAAAACATTCAATTTGGCGCACCTACAATCTTTAGAGATGATAATAAAGATATAGCAATGGTAGGAGATGCTAAACGTGGTAATAAAGTGATCTGGAGTACAGGTGAAGCATCACCAACTAATTGTAAAGCACCTTATCCTTTTGCAATGGCAGAAAAGAGATTAAAGGATAGATTAACACTTAAATTAATTAATGCATATGAATATGGCATCTATAGTGATGTAGAAGCTGATTCATTTAAAAAAGATTCAAAATGATACAGGATATAAAAACAGAATATGAAAAGCTGTTAGAACTAGTAAGAGAAAAACAGCAGATTGAAGAACAATGGAATGCAGCCATTACTAAATTTTACCAACAAAAACTAGAAGATTATGAAAAAGAATAGATTAAGTTATAGTGCATTATGTGCTTTTAAAAAATCACCTAACCACTTATTAAAATACTGGGAAGGTAAAACTAAAGTAACTGATGCGATGCAGTTTGGAAGTATTATTCATAAGCTGTTATTAGAACCAGATTCATTTAATGATGATTATGCAGTATTTGAAGGCGCAAGAAGAGCAGGTAAAGAATGGCAAGAGTTTAAAGCTGCTAATGATAATAAACAGATCATTAAACTTTCAGAACTAGATGATGCTAATGCTATAGTTCAAAATGCTTTATTTCATCCTATATTTAATAAACTAATGCAGAATAAAGTACATACTGAAAAGGAAGTAACTTGGAATCACGCAGGAGTAGGTTTTAAAGGTTTTGTAGACCTTGAAAGCTATGTAGATGGCAAAACCATAGTATGTGATATTAAAACTACTTCAGATGCTGGTAAACGTTTTCAACGTGATTTAATATATAATGATTATAAAATGCAAGCAGCTATGTATTTAGAAAACTATGATGATGTAGATTATTATATAATTGCAGTAGAAACTACTTCACCTTTTAATGTTCAGGTATATAGATTAGGTTATAATTTAATTTTGCAAGGTTTTGCAGAATATAAAAACCTAGTAGCTAAATACAATGAATGGAATGGTGAACCAGTAGGATATAGTGATGATATTATAGATATAGAAGTAGAAGAACCAATATTTAATTAATAACAAATAAAAACAAACAACAATGAAAGAAAAAACAATATACTGTGGATCAGGGAAAGTTATGAATGAAAAGTGGTTAAAAGTAACCATCAATCCTGATAAACTAAAAGAACACATTCAAGAATACAATGGTAACAAGTTTATTAAACTTAATATCAATGTAAAAGATGAAGCTGATCAATATGGTAAAGATGTATCTATTAGTGTAGATACTTGGCAGCCAGAAGAAAAGCAAGAATCAACCACTAATGATTTACCATTTTAGCAATGATAGAAGAATCAAATTACTTATTGAAAAAGGGTTTCAGTATGTCAGTCATACAAGGTTTATTAATGGAAGGTTACACACTACCAGAAATAGCTAAAGAACTAGATATGAGGCCTGAAAGATTGGCATTTGAATACAGGCCTGTGAAAAAACACTATAAGTATTTTGATTATGTACAAGCACCTGATAAGGTAGGTGTGCCAATGAGTGCTAGCACATTTACCTTTGATGGTGTTTATACTTGGGATAGATTAAGCAAATCAGAAATAGAAGCATATAACAACTATAATGAAAAACACAAAGCATATTATGAAACAAATTGAACTATTAAAAACTTGGAAAAAAGAACTTGCACTTGCAGAAACTTTTGAAGAAGTTAAAACACACGAATCTGCAGCAGCAGCCGCAGCAGAATTTGCTAAACGTAATAAAGAAGCATTAGATAAACAAAATGAAATTGGAAAGTTTAGAATTGATATAGAAAGAAAAAAAGGTGCTTGGTTAGATCAAAACTATCCACAAGGAGGTAAAAATAAATATACAAAGATGAAGGTAGAACAAACCAACCTTCATAAAATGCCTGTTACAAAAGATGAATCTTCTAATGCACGTTTAATAAACAGAGAAGAAGAATTATCTAATCAAGTAATGGATGAAATAGAACAAAAAGGAGAAGTAATAACACCTAATAAAGTTCAATCAGAAATTAGAAAGATTATTAAAAAAGAAGCAATACAAGAAGAAAGAAGAATTTTAGCAGAAGAAGGTAGTAAAAAAGAAATAGAAATAGATTTTAGATTAGGAGATTTTGAAGAAGTATTTGCAGATATAGAAGACGGTAGTATTGATTGTATTATTACTGATCCACCATATCCAAAAGAGTTTTTAGAATGCTGGACAAAATTATCAAGGTTTGCAAAAAGAGTATTAAAACCTAATGGTTTTTGTATAGCTTATAGTGGACAAATGCATTTACCAGAAGTAATGAAAAGAATGAATGAACATTTAGATTATTATTGGACTTTTGCAGTATATCACGAAGGACAAACACAAATAGTTAATGGTGTTAATTTAATATGTAGATGGAAACCAGTATTAATTTATCAAAATCAAAAGAAAAAATTAAGCAACACATTTCAAGATTATTTTATTTCTAAACATAGAGAAAAACAAGGTCACGATTGGCAACAAAGTAAGAGTGGAGTAGGTTACTTAATAGAAATGTTTACTAAACCAAATGATTTAATATTAGAACCTTTTGCTGGAAGTGGTACAACAATTAAAGCAGCTATTGAAAAAGGAAGAAGAATTAAAGCATCTGAAATTGAAGTTGATACATATAACATAGCAAAAAGTTTATTATGACACGTAAAGAAGTTACAGGAATAAGAGATTTAACATTTAGTGGTTGGATTAGAGAAAAATTACCAGATTCAAAAACAGGTTTTAGTGTAAGTGATTTAGATTTTATTTTATGGAATTGGAAAACAAAAAAAGTAATGATGTTAGAAATCAAAACAAGAAATAGTAAACCAAGAACAGGCCAAAAAATTATGTGGCAAAATATAAATAAATGGATAGATAATGGAATAGATAATGATTGGAATTATTTAGGTTTTCATTTAATACAATTTGAAAACACAAATTTTGATGATGGTAAATGTTTTTTGAATTACAAAGAAATAAAAGAACAAGAATTAATTAATTTTTTAAGTTTATAAAAAAATAACTATATAATTATGAAAGAATTACCATACTTTAAATTTTATCCTAACCAATGGATTACAGGATCAATAATGTTTAAAGATTTAGATGTGCAAGGTGCATTTATGAAAATCTGCTGCTACTACTGGAGTAAAGAATGTAATGTAAGTAGAGAACAAATAAAATCACTAGTACCTAAACAATGGAGTGAATTACTTGATAGCCAGTTACTTAAGATAGATGGTGATAACATTAGAATTAAATG